GGTTGCGTTGTTGGCTGCGTGTGGGATTCGTGATGATCAGTACAAGATTGTTGATCAGTACGCATATCGGACTGGGTTCCCTCAGCAGGCGTTGGCAACTATGTATGCAGCTGCTGACGTGCTGTTGTCGGCAAGTATGGGTGAAGGGTTTGGGTTGGCTGTGGTTGAGGCTCAGGCGTGTGGCACCAGAGTGATTGTTTCGGACTTCACTGCTCAGCCGGAGTTGGTTGGGTCTGGGTGGACTGTGGAGGTGCAACCGTTTTGGGATGCAGCACAGAAGTCTTGGTTCTGCACCCCACAGGTGGGTTCCATTGTGGATGCCCTGAGACACGCCTACGACGCGCCTAGAGGCGTGGATCAGGTGGCTGTGGACTTCGCACAGGCATACAACGCTGACGCTGTTTGGGAGGCTCATTGGAAGCCTGTGATGAAAGGACTTGCTGAATGGTGCCGTGCATCATCATCCCCGTCCTAAACAGGTATGACCTTCTAGAACGCGCAATCCGCTCCATCGACTATCCCGTCGAGCGGCTCATCATCATCGACAACGGCGATGGGTATGACCCTGACATGTTGGCTTGGACTGCGCCTTGGCAACACATTCAGAACTGGTATCTGTGGAGGATGCCAACGAACCTTGGTGTGGCACCATCATGGAATCTTGGCATCAAATCAACACCTCATGCGGAGGGTTGGATTCTGTTGAACTCTGATGCTTACTTTGAACCAGGTCAACTTGAAGCGTTCTACAAAGACTGCGAACCGAACAACATCACGTTGAACAGGTCGATGCCTCATTGGTCGTGCGCGTGGGTGGGTGCTGGTGTGGTTGAGCGTGTCGGTTTGTTTAGTGAATGTTATGTGCCTGCATATTTTGAGGACAACGATTTTGAGAAACGTGCGGAGCGAATCAATGTTGTGGTGAAGGTTTCGCAGGCTGGGATCGGTCACGACAATTCTTCAACGATTGCTTCTGATCCTTCGTTGGCTGAGAAGAATGCAAAGAGTTTCCAAGCGAATCAGGAGTTGCATGCGTTGCGTTGGCAGTCAGGTTTGCCTGACGCTGGGCATTGGGATTTGAAGCGTCGTAGGGAGTTCGGGTGGGATTAGAAGATTTCAGAGATGTGCATTGTTGCAAGACTGTGTATGTGTTCGGGTCTGGTGCAACGCTGAACTATCTAGCACCGAGTTTCTTTGATGACAAGATTTGTGTGGCAACGAACTTCGCTGGATCAGTGTTCGGTCTGCGCAGATATTACGTGTTCAGCCACTATCACGCTGACGCTGTTGCTGAAGCAGCGTTACCTCAAACGGTTGCTGTGTTCACACCTCAACGCGAGCATGGCACCGACGCAGAGTTCCTAGGGTTCATGCCAAAGATCGTCACGTTCCCAACAACCACTGGTCGTCCTGGCACATCGTTCAATCCGTCCGGCAAAGACTGGCCTACGCTTGACAACTCGCTGGTGATCGGGTCATCTGGGATTCATGGTGCGATGCACTTGGCTGCGTATCTCGGTGCGAAGTTCATTGTGTTGGTTGGTGCTGATTGTGGAACTTTGGGTGGTGCTGAACGGGTTGAAGGCTATGTGCAGGGTGAGCATCCTTGGGAGTTGTATGAGTTGCACCTTCGAGACATGAAGCAACGCTTGTTTGAGATGTATGGATGTCAGGTTTATTCGTTGAATCCGTTTGTGAACTACAGTTTGGAAGGTACGCAGTATCGTGGAGCCGCGTCAATAAACTAGGATTGGAACACTATGGCAATCTTGAATGGTTACGCGACCAAAAATCAAATTAAGGCCGCTCTCAGAATTGGCACGGCTGATGTGTTGGATGACGATCTGATTGACAACTGTGCTGGTGCTGCATCACGTCTGATTGATGGTTATTGCAACCGCAAGTTCTGGGCTGTGGGTTCCGCAACTGCTCGCGTGTTCCAAGCAGAGGATTCGTTCTTCTGCTCGATAGATGACATCTCTGGAACTGCAATCACTTTGCAAACTTCAACGAACGCTGATGGCGTATTTGATACAACTTGGACTTCGACTGATTGGCAGTTGGAACCGTTGAACGGCGATCTTGATGGCATCACTTGGGCATACGACAAGATTCGTGCTGTTGGTGATTACCTGTTCCCAACTGTGAATGCCAACTATGGTTCGCAAGCGTTGGTCAAGGTGACAGCAAACTTCGGTTGGCCTGCGATCCCTGAGCCGGTCACGCAGGCAACAATCATTCAGGCTTCAAGACTTTTTAAGAGATACGATTCGCCACTCGGCGTGGCCGGATTTGGCGATATGGGCGCGATAAGGGTGAGCCGTGCGCTTGACCCTGACGTGGCACAGCTCGTCGAGCCGTACCGACGCATGCGTCTATTCGCATGAGTTCAACCACTACCGTCTCCCAAATCAAAACTGGTTTGGCTGCGAACCTGGCAACCGTGTCAGGTCTTCGCGCTTACGCCTACCAGCCTGACAATGTGAACACCCCGTTCGCTTGGCCGTTGCTGGATTCAATTCAGTACAACGGGGCTATGGGTGGGGGTTTGATTACTCACAAGTTCACGGTCAGTGTTGTGGTGGGTCGTTCAGCGGAGCGTACTGCACAGTCGTTGTTGGATGGCTATTTGTCATATAAGGGTGCTACTTCTATTCGTCAGGCGATTGAATCAGATCGGACTTTGGGTGGTGTTGTGCAAGATTTGATTGTTGAGTCTGCGAACAACATCTCTACCCTTGAAGCAAATGACACGACTTATCTGGCGATTGACTTCGTTGTCACGGTGTACGCCTGACCCCTTGCCGTAGGTTGCTTGTGGCGTGTAGTGTTATCGCATCGGCTCAGCCGAGCAGACATCAACTCGAACGCCGATAGGCAGGAGCAGACATCATGGCAAAGCAAGTACTCACAAACGTCGCAGTCACCTACGGCACTGCTGCAACCGACATCAGCGCATACGTCACGTCAATCACACTGTCGTCCAGTGCGGCTGAGGTTGCCACAACTTCGATGGGTTCGTCAGCTGTGACGCGCATCCAAGGCTTGATTGATAACTCGATCACAATGGAATTGCAACAGGACTACCCAACGATTGAGAAGTTGTTCTTTGATGCGTTCACTGCTGGCACTGCTGTGCCAATGACAGTGAAGCCGAACGGAACTGCTGCTGCTTCGTCAACGAATCCTCAGTATGCGTTCTCGGTTCTGCCGACTGCACATGAGATGGTCAAGGGTGCCATTGGTGACCTAGCCACCATGAGCATTAGTTTCCCAATCTCTGGTGCAATCACCAAGACAGGCTCTGGCGCATAGTTTCTAAATAATTCCAACCCTTACCTGCGGAGGTAGAGAATGAAAATCGCACTCAGTTTGACTAGTGCATTAGATAGTAAGCAACGCACCATCATTGCTGCGTTCCCTGACTTCATTGCGTTTGAAAACAAATACAATCGCAGTGTCGCCAAGTTTGAAGCCGAACTCACGTTGACTGATCTTGCATACCTTGGATGGCATGCAGAGAAACGGTTGAAGAAAACTGGGTTGGACTTTGAATCATGGTGCGAGGAGATTGAAGCACTCGAAGTGGGAGACAGCGCAGACGCAGTGATCGTCCCTTTGGAGATAAGTCAGCCCACTGGGTAATTTCATATCTCGCTTGCGAGACAGGGATTGCACCATCAGTGTTGCTGGCAGAAGAACCACGAATGCTGTTCACAATGTTGGCATACCTTCGTTGGAGAGCTATTCACCTAGGCAAGTAGTATTGGTGCATGGCACGACCAGATACAGGAACCAGCCGTGCAGGAACATTTCGTTCAAACATTCAGAACGATGCACCGGTACAGATACTTGGCATCACCGAATATCTGAGGGCAGAATCTAAAGCCAATCCGTTGTTCAACAAATACTTGCGCATCGCTGCACAAGATGTCGCAGAATTGTTGGTTGTTGCAGCGAAGTTTGAAGCTGCATCGGTGACTCGTAATCGTCAAGCGATGGAAGTTATGAAAGGCATGAGGGCGCGACGTGACCGCATCCCCACGATCAAGTTGGACGAGAACTCTGCCTTCCAGTCTCGTTCTAGAAAGTTCACTTCTTCTCGTAACGCTGACACTGGACGCAGGGTGAAGCGGAAGGTGACTAGGGGTGACGTGTTCTTTGGTGCCGAGTTTGGTGGTGGGGCGCGTCCTACCACTAGACAATTTTTGAGGCATCGAGGGCAATCTGGGTATTTCTTTTGGCCTAGTGTGCGCAAACATAAAGGTGATATTGCTGATGCTTATTTGGGTGCTATTCAAAAGGTCTTGGATCAACTAGCTGATACCCCTACAAATAGTGCTTGACTTTGGCTGTGGTTTCGCTACCCTGTAGATAGGGAGGCGTTCATGGTTGTTTATTTTGATTCGGTTAAGTCTGTTCAGCCGAAGCCGTTCGCCTCTAATTGGGTTGACCTCAAGGAACGCTTGATGCACCATGAGGAGAACGCACACAAGTCTGATGGTGCGTTGTGGTCACCTGTTGAGTATTACCCAGGTAGGACTAGAGGGAATACTGCTGTTCGGTTCATTGAAGCGTTGGTGGTTGACATGGACGGTGAATCATTCGCAAATGCCAACCTTGACGGGTTTGAGTATCTTGCCTACTCCACCTATTCGCATCGACTAGATGATCCTCACTACCACTTAGTTTTGCCGTTGGCTGAGCGTGTACCAGCAGGACTGTGGCGAGCTGTGTGGGCTGAGTTGCATGAACGAATCAACCTTGTTGGTGACCCTGCAACGAAAGATGCTGCGCGTATCTTCTATTTGCCACAACACGCACCAGATCAACCATTTGAGTTCCACGAACAATCAGGTGCATTCATTGACACCAATTTTGATTATCAACCTGTAATCAATCCAACACCTGCGTCACCACGTCAGTCTGCACAACCTCAACGCAAGCGCACTGTTCGTGTTGAGATGAATGATGCTTGGTGGGATGCTGCTGAACCTTCCACTAGGTATGCGCATCTTGAAGGTCAAGCAATGTGGAAAGCAATGGCTGATGATTTCCGTGTGATGGTTGCCGAGTACCGAGAAGCCGTGCGCTTAGCCAGTCAGGATGTCATCTAGAATTGCCGCATGGCTGGCGAACGTACCTTTGTTGTCAAGTTCATCTCCGATATTGCTGGTGCGACCAAGGGCATTAAGAAAGTTGGCAATGATCTAGGTGGAATGGGAAGCAAACTTTCTTCTGTTCTTCCATCATTCAAAGCAGTAGCGATTGCAGGCACCGCAGCTTTTGGTGCGGTTGCCGCTTCATCGTTGAAGTTAGTGAACATGGCTTCAAACTTGGAAGAATCACAATCCAAGGTCAATGTGGTGTTTGGTGCTTCAGCAAAGATCGTCAATGACTTTGCTGCTACTTCTGCCACATCGTTTGGTATCACCAAGCAGGCTGCGCTAGAAGCCACAGGAACATTTGGAAACTTGTTACAAGCGTTTGGTGTCGGCAAAAGTCAAGCAGCAGATATGTCAACCACATTGATTGGTTTGGCTGCCGACTTGGCATCATTCAACAACACCGGCATCGAGGATGCAATCCAAGCGTTGCGCTCAGGTTTGTCTGGTGAAACTGAACCGTTGAAACGATTTGGTGTTGCGTTGAACGATGTGAGATTGAAACAAGAAGCAACGACTCTTGGTTTGTATGACGGCAAAGGGGCGTTGGATATCAATGCCAAAACTCAAGCTGCCTACGCATTGATTCTCAAAGACACAAGTTTGGCGCAAGGCGACTTTGCTCGAACCTCTGGTGGGTTCGCCAACCAGATGCGCATCTTGAAGGCTTCGTTGAGTGATGCCGCAACCGAACTTGGTGTGGTCTTGTTGCCATACTTCAAAACTTTTGTCACGTTTATCAACGAAAACATTGTTCCTGGTGTGTTGGCGTTCGCTGACACGATTGGCGAGAAGGGTCTTGTTCCTGCGTTGGCTGCTGGTGTGGCGGCAATGGGGCAGTTCGGTATCACTACGGTCAATGTTCTTGAAGGTTCGTATGTTGCTCTGCTGAACTTTACTCATGATCTATCAAAGACTGTGCGTATTTTGGCTGATGCGGCTGCACTTGGCTTCGGTTTGCAGGGCAACATTATTGGTGCCGGTAAATCTTTGGCTGTTGCTGTTGCGATGTCTAAAGTGCAGGATGCAACCAATGAGGCGTTGGCTGGTGCTGGTGCGATGTTTGATGGTTTCCGTGCGAAGGTTTATGCTGCGCAGTTGCAGTTGGCTCAAATGGGCAAACCACCAAAGGATGTCTCAGACTCGTTGGATCGTATGAGTCAAGCAACTCGATCAGCCACATATAGTGTTTCGTCGTTCAATCCTATAATAAAAGAATTGGGAACAGGTAGTAAAGGTGCAGCCAAGGCTGTGTTGGACGCTACCGAGAAGTTGAAAGTTTATACAGATGAGTTGAGTTCGTCTAATTCTGCTCGTAAGTCATACAACAATGCGCAGAGAGATTCAGTCAGAGCCGGTGAATCATTGACCGAAGCGAACATCAATTTGACTGATGCACAAAATAAGTTTAATCAGGCAGTTCAGGGGTTTGGTGTTGATTCAAAAGAAGCTAGGAAGGCTGCGGTTGAGTTGGGTGCTGCTGAACGTGATTTGGAACGAGCCAATTTCGGTGTGGAAAAGTCAATTCAAAATGTTGTGGATGCTGAGAAAAACTTGGCTGAAGTACGAGCCAAGAAGGGTGCTGACCCTAGGGATATTCGTGAGGCTGAAATTGGTGTTGCTAGGGCTAAGCAGGATCAGGCGAAAAGTATTCTGGATATTGCTGATGCTGAGAAAGAATTGCAGAAGGTTCGTCGTCGTAGGCGAGCATCACCCGAGGATTTGTTCAAGGCTGAAACTGATTTAACTAACGCCAAGTTTAATGTTGAGGAAGCGGTGTTTGCTGTTGCTGATGCAGAAAAAAAGTTGTCTGATGTTCGTTTGATGAAAGGTGCTACACCCGAGGAGATTCGTGATGCTGAGATTGGTTTGGCTGAGGCGAAGTTGTCAGTTGTTGATGCTAGTGATGCGCAGACTGACGCGACTGATTCGTTGACTAAGAAACAGGATTTGTTGAACGAGGCGATTAGTGGTGCGTTGACTGATTCGGAAACTTACAAAACTTTGTCTGATGAATTGAAGGATGCAAAACTTCGCCAACGTGATGCGACTGATGGTGTGACTGAGGCGATTGATCGTGAAACTGAGGCATTAGAAAATTATGGCAAAGCGATTGAAGCTGTTGGAAAGATTGCCCTTTTATATCCGAAGGTTGTTGGAAACTTTGTTGCTGCAAATCCAGTGTCTGGTGTGGCTGGGACTATCCCTTCAACATTGACTGGCAACTCAACTGGATTCAATCCGAATGGCAGTCCAATAGTTATCAATGTGAACGCAGGTGTGATTGCTTCTGAATCTGAGGTTGCTGACACGATTGGTGATTTGTTGGCTCGTCGAGCAAGACTTAATGGCGGTAACGCCTATGCGACTTTCTAATGGCTAGGGCTGCGAAGTGGGGTTCAACATACAAGGTGTTGTTGGATGTTGGTTTTATTGGTAACTATTTTATTTTGGATACAAGCGAGTTGGATGGTTTCGCTGTGTTGGATGGTGGCACGAACTTCATTGACATCACAGAGTATGTGACGAACATCAATATCAGTCGTGGCCGTTCAACGCAACTTGAACCTGTCCCATCTTCAAGTTGCACAGTCATTGCTGATGATCGTGCAGCTGATCGTTTCTTTGATCCGTTGAACACAGCATCCAGTTGGTATTCGGGTGGGACTGTGGGTATCGCTCCACGTCGCCAGTTCCAGGTGTATGCAGGTACAGCCGGAACAACACCAATGTTCACAGGTTTTGTGTACGACTTAAACATTGACTACGCGGAACCAAACCTGTCGACTGCAACCATCATGTCTACTGATGCGCTAGGACAACTCGGTCAAACCACCATTGAAGCGTTCACTCCATCTGAACAGTTAACTTCAGCACGGGTCAACGCCATATTGAGTTTGAATGAAGTTTCGTTCTCGACAGCGTTGCGAAGCATTGAGACAGGTGTTGCCACTTGTGGAGATTTTCCATACGACGATGGGACGAATGTGTTGCAGGCGTTGCAGGATGTGTCGACGGCTGAGGGTGGGCGTTTGTTTGTTGATCGTTCTGGGTTGTTGAACTTTGATGCTCGTCTTGCTGTGTCGTCTGGTACGGCTGTGGCTTCGTTTGGGGGTACGGCTGGGTTGCCGATTCAGTCGTTGTCTAATGTGTTTGGTGCTGAGACGGTGTTGAATCGTGTGACTGTTGCGGTTGCTGGTGGGGTTGATGTTGCTGTGGCTAATGGGACTGCTTCTCAGCTGACTTATGGGATTAAAACTTTGTCGTTGTCTGGTTTGCCTTTGGTTGATGATGGTGTTGCTGATCAGGCGTTGGCTGATTCGTTGTTGCAGAAGTATGAGGAACCTGTTGTGCAGTTCTCGGAGTTTGATGTGTTGGTGAATGCGTTGTCGTTGGCTCAACAGCAGGTGGTTGCTGGATTAGAAATTGGTGATTTGTTGTCGGTGTCTAAAACTTTCAATGTGGGTTCGCCTGCTACGGTGTCACAGAACGTGGTGGTCGAATCCATTCGTCATTCCGTGAACCCTCAAGGGCATCGAGTGACTGTCGGATTAGGGCAGATACGGTTGGCATTTGTGCTGAACACGTCTGCTCTGAATGATCTAAATTACGGACTAGGATAGAGGCGATATGGCTACACCAACAGCATTACCAGCAGCGTTCACCGTAGGGCAAGTCCTCACCAGTGCAGATATGAACCTACTGCGAGGCGCAACTCGCGTGTTGCAAGTTGTGCGTGGCGGTTATGCAACACAAACTATTAACGCAACCAGCACATTTGCCGACACAGGCTTAACAGCAACAATTACGCCGACATCAAATACGAGCACAATTCTTGTGATGGTTGATCAAAACGGTTGCGGAAAATTGGCTGGCAATTCTGGTAGTGCACTTTATCTCAGGTTACTTAGAGGCGTAAGCAGTTTGGGAAATTTTACTGCCGATGCCGCTTACACAGGAACAAGCATTGACAATTATTGCGGTTCAGTGAGTTTTGCTTATAGTGATGCACCTGCAACAACATCGGCAACAACTTACAAAACTCAATTTTCTAATGGTGTTAATGCAAACGGCGTAATTGTTCAAGCATCTTCGTCAACATCGTCAATAGTTCTTATGGAGATTTCAGCATGAAAAATCGTGAAATGGTTGACCTTTTGATTAACGCAGGATTTGACAACGGTTGGGTTTTGCAAGGCGAAGAACTTGTGTTGTGGGAACATGACGAAAACCCACCAGCACCACTAACACGACCTGTGTGACCTGATGTGTTCAAGTCTCGTTGGCTGATTGTTGCGCCTGCGCTTCTAGCCTCGATCTTTAGTTTCATTCCGTCAGCGTCAGCTGATCCGGTGCCAGGGTTGTTCACGTCGTATTACACGATTGATGAGATACCTCCAGTGCAGTTGACAACTGAATACGAGTTGTGTGGTTCGGAGGTTGAGAACAACATCAACCGTTCGTATGATGGTGAGCCGTATCAGGATTGCACGTATGACTTGTTCATGGTTCACATGACCGGCTTCATTACAATCCCTGTGCATGAGACGATTGAGTTTTGGTTGGCTTCTGATGATGGTGGCCGAATCAACATTGATGGCAATGAGTGGGGCTACTGGTCTGATCAGGGTTGCAGTTGGATGGAGTCGGGAGAGATAGACATTAGTGCAGGCAGTCAGCCACTTGACCTTTGGATGTATGAGAACGGTGGTGGCACATGCCTGATGTTGGCTTGGAACATTGATGGTCAAGGTTTTGGGATTGTTCCCGATGAGGCATTCACCACCAACGGTCAATCAACCACCACAACGACCAGCACTACTACCACTACCACGACTACTACGACCACGACTACAACTACGACAACGATTCCGGAGACAACAACAACATGGTCAACCACAACAACTTCTACGACTGTCGCACCAACAACTGTTCCTGCTACAAACCCGTCGACTACTACGACAGTTCAAACAACTACTTCTTCAAATCCGCCCACAACAAAAGTATCAACGACAACAACGTCAACGACACAACCGTCAACGACAACAACCACCCTGCTACCAGTATCCAATGCAACATCGACAACCTCCTCATCTAGTTCTACCACGACCACAACTTCAACAACAACCACAACATCAACACAGCCACCACCACCTGAAACGGTTCCTCCACCACCCACAACGATGCCAGCCCCACCAGAGACAATCCCTGAGCTACCACCCACCCTGCCAGCCGTACTACAACCACTCTTGCCTCCTGTGACCTTCCCCGAATTGAAGCCAAACGCTTCTGTTCCTCCACCTCAAACGCTACCGTTTGTCACCCCACCAGCGACCATGCCCCCACCCCCAGACACCGCACCAGAACCACCACAAGCCCCACAGACGAGCCAACCAGCCAAAGACGCACCATTGCCACCCATCGCAGACAAGGCTGTTGTTGAAGCCCTAGCCAACATCGAGGAAGCAACCCCAGCCCAAGTCCAAGCCATCGTCACCGAGCTACTCACCAACGCACTCACCACCAACCAAGCCGTGTCCGTAGCATCCGAACCGGCAGTGCTGGAAGTGTTGACGAATGAGGAAGCGGCTCAAGTGTTTGAACAGGTCGCGGTTGAAGAACTGTCAACGGAGCAGGCTGTTGAGTTGGTGGCTGCTGTGCAGGAAGCACCAACCAAAGTGCGTAAAGCATTTGAGGCTGTATTGAATCTGTTTGAAGGTTTCGCTGATGATTACACGATGACAAATCAAACTGTGCCTATCAAGACTCGACGTGCGCTGATTGCTCTGAGTGCTGTATTCTTGGTGTCAGCCCCTGCACCAATCCGAAGGAATACGCGATGAAGATATGGGGTGAGTTCCATGCGTTGCTGTGGACTATCGCTGCATCTGTCACGACGATCCTCACGTTGTCGGGGGCTATCCAGAAGGTCGTGATCTGGCTTACTGTTGGAGCATTAGTTCTGCACCTGATCGGCGCACTCACCAAGAAAGAAGAATCAGAATGAAGAAGTTCCAAGATGTTGCAGGTCGTATCGTTGCAGTGTTCATGTCTTCAGCGTTGGCCATCGTTGGTGGTTCGGCATTGATCGCACCGGAACTTGAGATTTGGAAGTCGGCATGTCTTGCTGGATTCGCAGCGTGTGCAACTGTTGTTCAGAAGTTGGCTCAAGCATCGCTTGATGGCAACCTGTCAATGGAAGAAATCAACGACGCATTCGGCGCGAAGAAGAAGTAACCCGATGACCAAGATGCCTTGGCCTGTAGTCCCTATCAAGTGGTGCGAACATCTCAAAGGCAAGAAGCCTTCGCAGGTATCGCTCACAATGTTGCGACCCATCACAGGTGGTGGGCAGTTGCATCATTGTGCAGCTCGGGCTTGGGAAGCGATGAAGCATGCAGCGATGGCTGAAGCTGGGATCAATCTGAAGCCGACTAGTGCCGGTGATACGTATCGAAGTATCGCTCAGCAGAAGGCTGGGTTCTTGACAAGGTTCCAGTTGGAACCGATTGAAGGCGCACAGACTCGAACCTATGACGGCAAGAAGTGGTATCTGAAGAAGGGCATGGCTGTTCTTGCCAGTCCTGTTGATGATCCTGCGAAGTGTTCACGTCACATGATGGGTATCGCAGTCGATGTCGCCAATGCTTCTGGGAAGGTACTTGCGTGGCTGTTGGAGAATGAGCAACGCTTCGGCTTCTCACATGAAGTTGTCAACATGCCTGGTGCAGAACCTTGGCATCTGCGTTGGACTGATTCAACACCTAACCAAGCCGTCCTTGATTACGAGACAGCAAACCCGAAGCCTGCCGCATGATGGACTGGGGCATTGTTGTCGCAGCGTTGATCACGGCTGTGGGTGGGGTTATGACAACGCTGATGTTGGTGATGCGTAAAGAAAACACGCAAGACCATGCAAGGGTTGTGGATGCCTTGGACACGCTTAGTGGAAATGTGACGAACATTGGGACTAAGTTGGATGGACACATCGATTGGCATCTCAAGGGGGTACCTAATGGCAAAGTTTCTTCAGGAAATCAAAGCCCAAGAACTAAGAGGCGCGTCAAAGATTGACGACATCACCGCCAAACTCTCTGCCGAAGATGGCAAAGACTTACGCGAAGCATTGAACGATCCAACGATCAGACCAATGCAGATCATCCATGCACTCAAGAAGCGTGGAATCAAACTGTCACCATCATCAATCACCCGATACAGAGACAACCACAATGTCCCTAGCTGACGACCTGCGCGAAGCAGGTCAACCAGCATGGCCAGTGATCCAACCTGGCAAAAGATACACAGTCCCCACCCTCAACCCACAACCCATCAAGCACGGCGAGTATCAGACGGCTGTGATTCTGCCAGATATGCAAATCGGATACTTCCACAACGCTCAAGGCTTGGAAGCGATTCACGATGAGCAAGCGATTGAGGTTGCGTTACGCATCATCAAAGCATCGAAGCCTGCGCAGATCGTCATGGTTGGCGACAACCTAGACCTGTGCGAGTTCGGCAAATATAGGTACACGCCAGCGTTCGCCAGAACGACACAAGCGGCGATTGACAGGGCAACAGAGTTGTGCGCACAGTTGCGCAAACTCGCACCCCAAGCCACAATCACATGGATCGCAGGCAACCACGAAGAACGCCTCGGCAACTATGTTCTGGATTCGGCTGCTGCTGCGTTCGGGTTACGTCGAGGGAAGGTTCCGTCTGAGTGGCCTGTGATGTCGGTGCCGTATCTGTGCCGGTTGGATGAGTTTGAAGTGGAGTATCTAAGTGGATACCCAACGGGTGCGCATTGGATCAACGAACGCTTGCATGTCATTCACGGCGACAAGGTTGCCAGTGGTGGTTCAACCGCACACAAGTATCTGTCAACACAAAAGACTTCGGTGATCTTCGGACACATCCACAGGCGTGAATGGGCTGAACGAACCCGAGATGACTACGACGGTGCGAGAACAATCTTGGCTGCATCACCAGGATGTCTTGCTCGAATTGATGGAGCCGTGCCAAGCACACGCGGAGGCCACGATCTTGATGGACGACCATTATTCAGATCAGAAGACTGGCAACAAGGTTTGGCTGTAGTTGAGTACGAACCAGGTGACGGCGACTTCGTGCTGGAGTTAGTGCCGATCCGCAACGGTTGGGCAAGGTGGCGTGGTGTTGACTACCTCGCATCACAGCCATGAGCCAACCAATGGTGCTAGTCACGTGGGCTGACGCTCATTCAGGTGTCGCAACTTGGACACCAATAGACGGATTAGATAAAGACGAGATGATCGTCTCAACCTGTGGGTTCCTGCTCGCGACCTGTGACGGTGGCAAACCTGATCATGTCACCGTGTACCAGTCACGGACAATGGACGACGACATTGATCATGTTCTCCACATTCCATGCGCAATGGTGCGCCACATAGCAATTTGTAGCCCTGAAACCCTTATGAAATAAGGCTCAAAAAATATCTGAAACAATGCTTGCATTTGTCTTACAAGTACCCTAGATTGAAGTCATCGGCAGGAACCACCTACCGAGTCTCAAAGGAGGGACATCATGGAAACAGTAACCACAGCAAGAATATGGACTGACCTAGGAGGTCGTTGCGCATGTGACAAGCACATCGGCAATGAAGCAAAGTTCAAGTTGGCAAACCGACCATCAGCCAAAACCATCACCACATCAATGACCAAATGGTCAATCATGCACGAAGAAGAAATCACCTACCTCAGCAACGAATACTGCAACGGTGGAACAGTTTGCGAATCATGCAGGGAGGGACGATGACCACCAAGTATCCAACCATCACCATACGCCTACCCCAACACACCATTGATTGGCTCAATGCCAAGGCGAAAGAATATGACATGACAAAATCGGAAATGGTCAGAGAAGCCTTACACCTCTACTACAAGACAAAATACTCACCCAACGACTAGGGTGAAGGATGGCTCGTTCGCACCCGATTGGTCGCAGAACAGCCCCTCACCCTTCCTCCTTGGGGTGAGGTCATATATCCACTCACCTGCGAAGATCGGACAGACCATGAGACGCATCACAGCAACCATCGTCACCACACTCACCCTCATCATCGGCATCGGAACAGCACACGCAGTCCAAGCCCCCAAACCCACCCACAGCCCTTCCGTCACCCGTATAGAAGTGATACCAAAAGAACGCCAACCGAACATCGTGTTCCGACATGGCGACATCAGTTGGTTGCCACAGCTCGCAGCCGAAGCAGGATGGCCACCTCGAACTTGGAAACGGCTAGGTCAAATCATCCTTCGTGAATCAGGTGGATGCCCAAACCGAAGGGGCGGTGACATCGTGAACAAGAACTGCGAAGTGACTGGTCACGACGGCTCCAATCATCGCTCAGATACTTCCCTGCTCCAGATCAACGGGGTGAACTACGACCCCAAGCGAAACAAGTATGCGCCTATCTGCACACAGATGAAGATATGCACCCAAGAACCCTTGCTCGATGCGCTCACCAACCTCAAGGCTGGACTGCTTCTGTTCAGGGTGACGGGTTCTGATTGGTCGCCTTGGATCGTCCCAGAAGGCGGTTGGTGAGTATCCACCATCTTGCACCATCAATGCCCTACAGTCGAATGTGACCCATAGGAGGGCAAACAAATGGAACCACTAACAGACAGAATCAAGGCAGGCTGGATCATCGCATTCACATTGATTGGATGGATGTTCTTCTTATTACCAATGAGCGGTGAGGACATCCCCGAAGGACATCCGACACCGGTATCACAACAAGCATGGATCACTTGGATCATCATCAACTTTGTTCTACTGATCTGCGTTCACTTGCTGATCAGCAAAGAACATCGTGCGATGAAACGTGGCATCAAAACAATGAAGCGTGTTGAACTCGCACGGCAAATGCACCCAACACGCAGACATGACTGAAGCACACGTTGTACAGAGTTGGTCTGAAGGCAGTCACGTCTTCAGACCAACTCAACCACAATGGATGACCGAAGCAAAATGCAAAGGTCAAACTGATCTGTTCTTCAACGAAGGGAACAGCATCTTTGTTCGTGCAGCAAAAGTTATTTGTGGCACCTGCCCTGTACGGCGCGAATGTTTAGCGTTCGCCATGAAGAACGATGACCAAGGCATCTGGGCTGGTACATCAACCAACGAACGGGAACGCATACGACGTGCGTTGAGGAAGAACATTAGAGTCTTGACATCATGACATCACCACAGAAACGCAAAGGATCATCGGCAGAGTTGGCTGTGGCGAAGTGGCTCAACCGTCTCGGTTGGACTGGTGCTGAACGCTCACGTGCTGGTTGGACGGATGATCGAGGCGACATCGACGGCATGCCAGGAGTCGTGATCGAGGTCAAGAACTGCAAGACATTATCTATTCCAGCGTGGTTGCGTGAGCTTGAGGTGGAGATGAAGAATGCCAAGGCTTGGACTGGGACACTGATCGTCAAACGGCGTGGATCAACCGATCCTGCTGATTGGTATGCCATCATGCCAGCCTCGGTTTGGGCTGAACTACTGCTTGAATTAGACCAACCAAACAACCCTGATACACCCCCAGAGCAGTATCCCCATCGGCACACATAACAAGTGCTACAGTCACAATCCTAATAATTCCCAAGCACTAAGGAGCCTGCGAAATGAGTACAGAAGACTTCATTCAAGAAGAAGCACCGAAGGATCGTTGGGGACGGTATCTCGTCCAACAACCTGAAGGCAAGTCACGCGGATATACACGGGTCACAACTGTCGCAAAGACACTTGATGACACAGCATCACTTGCTGATTGGAAAGTTCGCATGGCGATCACAGGTTTGGTTCAAC